TGATGAATAAGCCTCAACAAATATGATTATGAAAGCCAAATCTTCACAGACAAACTATCCAAATGTATGATTCCTCATCGCTCCAGGATTCGAATAGCAAAAACACAAAGTCGAAATCATGTCTGTGGATGCCATGATGGGGTGTGTCATTTTCCTTTTCCAATTGACTGAGAATGATAATATAAACAGTATCAATTCGTGCATTTTGAATTCTCCGAATCCTTCAAAAAAACCCTCTTGCACAATGTATCTTAAACATTTGATCATAAGCATCTTGTTCGCAATGGCGTACTACACAACTATCAAGTCATCCCCCTACCGTGGTCACTTATCAGCACAACTGGAAGCACATCTTATAGCTGGTGGATTGGAAGACCTCGCACCAGAATACAAACTCCCTGAAATCATCGACGATCGGACTGATCCAATTCAGAAGAAATCTTACCCTGCCTCTCCCAGCAACGTACGCATCCCAGCGAGATTGAACAGTCCATTGATTCCATATCCGACAGAGTTGAAGGCTCTCTGCGACAACAAATATACCGGTGATCCAAACTACATCCATGGTCATCATAAGAGCCAAATCGATACACTCAATCATGTTCAAGAAACGCTCATGAAGGCAGACAAAATTCCGTCAGGGCCGAAAGTTTTCGACATGGACTCCCTCAAACGATTCGCACGCCAATCCTATTCACATCGTGAGAATTTGATCAACCTTGCAACCATGTCTTTTGCACAACGCGCCACTACACATGACCTTAGTATTGCCGCAAATCAGAAAGTACCCTTCCATGTCGGAGTGTCAAACATTTCTGAATACACGTCATTCATCATCATGATTCAGAGGCTTCGAATTCACATTGCGAAAGAGTCAACCTTTCCTCCGTTCTCCGATGATCTTCCAACTTCCTCATCTGAAGACGCACGGTACACTATGTATTCAAATGGCACGTACATCTACCATTCCTCGAGAGAAGGTCAAGTGTTCTGTCTGCTGGCTTGTGGTGGTCATTTCAGGATGTTTCATGAACAATTGGGGTATTGGTTCTGTGGGCCAATATCGTACCTCGATTACATCTTCACACTTGCTGATATCCTGAACAATCTAGATGTACTCAAGAATTGCTCCGAATATAGCTGGGCTACTTCCATGTTTGGCTTACTGATCCAGTTCGCAGAACATGAAGGCGTACATAACATGCAGGTCGACTTCATCAAATCAATGGAAGGATTCTTCCTGAATATGTCAGACTATGATGAAGAATTTGCCATGAATTGGAAACCCATTCTGGAAGCTGTGAATGATCTGTGGGAGCTGGATCAAAAGATTTGCAATGTGAAATACGACATCGGTCTCCCACTCGGATTACTCCGCGGACAATCATTCAATTACCCAAAATCATCATACTTTTGCAGGTTCATCGTCGAAGGTAAGAAGCTCAGCCGTACTCATCTACAAGAAATATCGGCATTGCATAAGTTGATCTTCTATGCGGAAGTGGATGCAGAGGCAGGTGTTAAGAAGTTCCTCAAGCGCGTGCATACAAAACGTGTGATAGATGAAAATGCGGTTAAGAACATAACCAGACTGGCAAAGTTGCAGTTTTTTACTGCTTATCGTAGAAAACACAAAATGATGCCAAACACCCTCGGTCCTGTGCATAAGATCAAATTGCTGGAAACTTATAGCCAAAAAGCAGATCTCTCAAAGATCGAAAATTTACCATTGAGCTGGTGGGATGATCTGAAGATTTTCGATTGCATGGATAATACCATGACAGATGACCCACTGGAATTTGCGAAAGACAAGGGCGCACTCAAATCACGTATATCTTTCGGACCCGGGGACAGTAGGAAGGAGCTGCTTCAGGTAATCGAGACAGAGAATTACGAGCTGAAGGATTTCTTCGCTTCGAAATCTATCAAACCAAGACCGAAACTTGTGCGTCGTACCAACCAAAAGGACGAACCTGTTGAGATGTCAGACCCAGCACGACTCATCGAGAAGGAACGGGAACAGAAAATCGAAGCACGACTTTTCGCGAATGGAGAACTCTCTAACAAACATGCATTGAGTTTGGTTGCTGCTCGTATGAAGAAAGCATTGTCCTACTTTGATGAACAACTCATGACACCCACGGATAAGAAGAGAAAGTCCATAATACATGAAGCGTCTCGAGAGTTGTCGCAACCTGACAATTATTCCCTGCTCTTGGATATTGTTGGACACAACCAATCGATGCAGTACGAGAACACCCATGAACTTTCAGAATTCATCGGTAATCTATTCGGATATGATGGTTGGGGGGATCTCTCCCACTACTTTGCTCATCTGACGGTCTATCATTATGATGAGTATCTCGACAAAGTGATAGAATCTCACGGACAGGTTGGGGGTATAGAGGGTTGGTTGAATCCATTGTGGACACTCCATACCACTCTGATGATGAAACTTCTTCGTGTGATGACAGACGTTGTTGTTCGAACGATAATGGTATACTCCGATGATGTAAACGCAATATTGTCGATCCAACAAGCCTCTGAACCTATGGTTCAATCTGTGTTCTCAAAGATCATGAAACACTGCAACAAGTTCGGCATGACGATCAAATATTCCCAAACCATGCTTTCAAAGCACAGAGTTACAATGCTGAGGCAGCATTATGCTGATGGTGTGCGAGCTGACTCCACTTTGAAGAGACTGATTTCTGTGAGTGCAGGGAACAATCCAACTATAGTCTCCGATGAGATTGAAGTTGCTGGAATTTGTTCATCAGCATCTTCAGCAATGGAACTCAGCAACCATCACGAGGCCTGTTCATATTTGAAAAATTACAAATTGGGCTTGTTACTCTGCCGTATGCCGCAGATGATACTTTCTCGAGTGAACGACAAGAGCATGATCTCGCCCGATGAACTACCTGCGAAGTTATCAAATTTGCTATATTACTCGAAAGATGATGCTAGTGAATTGACCCTCCTGTCGCGACCAGATCTAATGGAGGCTGCGAAGAATGACATTGCAAAATATTTGGGACAAAGAGTTGCAAATCTCGATTCGAACTTGTTTCAGGAAGCACTAGGAGGATTATACGGACAAGGAGTTGCAGAATCACGATTGGTGGATAGTCCTGACCGAGTTCTATATCTACAGGTCTATGACAAATTCTTGCAGGACCTGCTGTTCTTTTGGATGTACAGTCCTACGAGTGTCGGAGGTCTCGGGGCATCAATGCATCTGAACTTGATGCTATCGGGGCATAGTGTTGGTATGACAAAATCTTTGCAATATCTGTTCGCTTGGATAGTGAACTTTTCGTCAGATGAGCAATATTTCCTTCGTTATCTGACCAATTCATTAGGGGTTGACATGAAAGAAGAACGGAATACACGGGAAGAAAGAGTGGTGACCAGTCCATGGCCTTCAGATCAGAGGATCTGTCCAGCAACTACGAGTGTCCAGCAGTCGATCAAGAGTATGGTCCGAAGGCATACAAAGAACAAGAAGGTTATGGAAATGTTCGATCTGTCGGATGATCGTGATCGTCTAGCAACAGAGCTGGTGAATATTTTCAGAAACAACATGCATTCTCGAATTGTTCAGTTCTATCATGAGAATACATCTATTCACTTCATCGACCTCCTGATAAGCAAGGTCGAGACCAGTTCTGGACTGCTGACGAAGGTACGAAACATCACTCGACTTCGAAATTCTTTAGCTTCTAGAGCGATTGAGAACATTCGAATGGGTTCAAATACTACGAAGACCATATTCTTTGAATTGACAAAGAAATCCGACATCGTCAGCTGCTTGCTCACAAGGAAAATTGCAATGTTCCCGAGAATTTCATTCATTGAAGTGGAAGAAGTACTTTATGATGACAAGATAGAAGAAGTCCAGAGATCTGCGAGCATCATGACGGTACGACGGTGTTCGCCAACACATTATCGAAATGGGGTGAAAGTGTTCGACGATCCAAAAGTGGGCAATGAGACACTCTACAAAGGAGAGTTGTTGGACAATGACAGGATGTTAGGCAATAAAGAAGAATTGCTGGCAGCAAAACTTGTGGCAGTTACAAAGTGGTTCCTCATGAAGAGCAATATGATGACAACACCAGAGACACAACTGATTACAATTGATGTCGTCATGGCCTGCAATCTTGCATTGTCAACTCTGACAAAACAAACCTTCACAGAACTTTTCGGATTTGCACCAACAGAAACAGGTGGGGAGATTCTGCACCGCATTCCGAACATGACATTCAGCACTATGACATATATACGGGCTGAGATGAACAGATCACTCCATTATACTACAGAACTGAACCAGAGGTTGATCACGAAACTCGGGCTTGTTGACAGTAATATCAATTTCGATTATCTACGGATGAGATTTTTGATTTCGGCAATAGTCGCGGATAAGTACGATTCCTTAAGGCGATTGGTGGTCAGGTATGGGTTCTCTAGGCTAACAGGAATCAAGGATGTTCAGTTCGTCACACCGAAATTCACTGACTACAAAGTATCCGGAAAGTTTAAGTGCTACAGTGACCTACGAGGCCACAAGTTGTCGCTGATGCGATTCCGATACCTTTCCCATTCATACTTGTATGAAGATAATGTGAACGAATGGGCTTTAATGCCGACGCAGAAAGAATCTGAAACTGCGGAGCAAGTCGGTATGAAGTACATCGATGACATCATCCTGAGGTATTCGAGGGACCTCGACAAGGACTACATGCTAGTTAGTCCGGATCTCATTGAACGCGGGGTGTGGATGCCTCTAATCGAGAAGCTGGGTCGGATAGATCCTCGGTGGAAACTCGATCCAGAGAGATCAGATGAAGCAGAGATTTCATTTCGGCTTCAGCGAGTACTGGAAGAGAGAAGTCGGTTGACGATCATCGATAAATCTAATCCTGTCTTGCTTTCACTCCAGACACAATGCCTTGATACACTTCACGAC